ATGGGAAGACTTTCCGGCAAGACCGCCCTGGTCACGGCCGCCGCCCAAGGCATCGGCAAGGCCAGCGCCGAGCTCTACGCCCGCGAAGGCGCGCGGGTGATCGCCACCGACATCAACGACGCCCTGCTCGCCGAGGTCATCGGCTGCGAGACCCGTCGCCTGGACGTGCTGGATCCCCAGGCCATCCTCGACCTGGCCGCCGAGCTGGGACCGGTCGACGTGCTGTTCAACTGCGCCGGCGTGGTCCACAGCGGCACGATCCTGGACTGCGACGAGACTGCCTGGGCGTTTTCCACCGACCTGAACGTCACCGCCCAGTACCGGATGATCCGCGCCTTCCTGCCGGCCATGCTGGCCTCGGGCGGCGGCTCGATCGTCAACATGGCCTCGGTTGCCAGCTCGATCAAAGGCGTGCCCGGGCGCTTCGCCTACGGCGCCACCAAGGCCGCGGTGATCGGCCTGACCAAGGCCGTGGCGGCGGACTTCGTCGGCCAGGGCGTGCGCTGCAACGCCATCTGCCCCGGCACCGTGGAGACCCCGTCGCTGAACCAGCGTCTGGCCGACACCGGCGACTACGAAGCCGCCCGAGCGGCCTTCACCGCCCGCCAGCCGATGGGCCGCCTGGGCAAGCCCGAGGAACTGGCGCAACTGGCCCTCTACCTGGCCAGCGACGAGTCGTCCTTCACCACCGGCCAGATCCACATCATCGACGGCGGCTGGATCAACTGATCCAGGCCGGGCGGAAATCTAGGATTTTGGAGAAGCTGGCGCACCCGACACGATTCGAACGTGTGACCTTTGCCTTCGGAGGGCGAAGTTAGGCCTTCTTACGTGGTTGTTTTGGCGGGGAAAACTCGGCTTCGGGGTTCTCGGCTCCGGGACTATTCCGGGAGTTTATGGCAGCGCGGACGCCCGCTTTCAGGGCGTGGGCATAGACCAGCGTGGACTTGATGTCGGCGTGGCCTAGCAGGTCCTGGGTCGCCGCCAGGTCGCCGGTCCTGGCCAGGAAGTCGGTCCCGACGTGGTGGCGGATGCTGTGGATGAGGCGGCTGTGATCGACGCCGGCGCCCTCGGCGGCCTTACGCAGGCGGCTCTGCATGGCGCTGTACGAGACCGTCACCAGGTCGCCCTTCTCGTCGCGCTCAATCCAGATGGTGTCGAGGTCGGCGGCCTGGGCGATGCCGGCGCGGGCCGCGATCTGGCGGGCGTCGACCAGGCGCAGCGGCATCAGCATGGGCTTGCCGCCCTTGCGCTTGTTGATGGCGACGCTGGGTCCGTCGGGGGTGTCGGGCAGGTAGGCGGAGGGCTTGAAGAACAGCTCGCCGAAGCGCAGGCCATAGGCCAGCAGCAGCTCCAGGGCGAACCGCTCGGTGGGGCCGCACGCGTCCGCCCAGGCCTGCTGATAGGGGTCGGAGAAATGGCGGATATCAGTCTCGGCCTCTGGGAGGGCGAGCGTCTTCCAATCGATCTTTTGCAGGCCCTTCACCTGCCACACGTTCTCGGCTCGGTTCAGGATCGGGCGTATGCGTTTGATGATGTCGCTGTTCACCGTGTCGTTCGACAGGGTGTAGCGCTCGGCCTTTACGACGGCCCCTCGCTTGGCGATGGCGCCGCATGGCTTGCGCGGAACATCGAAGCCCCGCGTATAGGTCTCGCCCCGGCGTCGCTCGATGGCCCGAGCGATAGTCTTGGTGTCGACCTCTTCGAGAGGCGTCTGCGGGCCGATCAGGCGCACGGCGATGGCCAGTCGATGGTGCAGGATGCGGGCGGAGGCGCGATGCTGACCGACCTCTTGCCACCAGCGGCCGGCGGCGACATCCAGGGTTAGGCGGTCGCTCGCGGCGGGGAGCCCGAGCGCGACCCTTTCGCGCTCTTTCCGTTCGAAGGCCTCGGCTTTCCGGAGGGTTTCCATCCCGGTAGAGCCGTGAAAGCGACGACCTTTGAACTGGAAGTCGTAGGCATAGAAACGGCTTTTCGCGGGCTTGTAGACAGACATTGCCCCGAGGGTCCTTCGGTCAGGTAGTGGCGGAGGTCGGCTTCGCGATAGCGCCGCGTCGAGCCGACCAGCGCCGCCCGGATGATAAGGGCGTCACTGAGAGACCGAAGAGTGCGGACGTCAAGTCCCAGCAATGACGCGGCGTCCGAACTTGTCGCCAGCGCGCCCTTGGCGAAAACCTCGGCGAAGCGGGCCTCGGTGATGGGGCCAAGGTCAGTCATGGACGCACGTCGTCGGCTTGACCGGGCCTGCCCTCTCCCTCAAGCCTAAGAGGGGGGTGCGAACATGAACATTTTCGAAGCAATCAACGCGACGCTGAAGAACAATGAGCACCTCAGCGGCTGGGCGCAGTTTCTCGGCGCAATGATTGCCCTTGGCGTCACCTACCTGACCGCCAACCTTCCGATCTGGGCCATGCAGCGCCAAGAACGGGACCGGCTGGCTAACCTTGACGCTTCGGCCAAGCGCCTTCTCGACGCGTCGGCGAAGACGTCGCAGCGCGCTGCGATCCTTTTGACCATCAGCGGCTACGGCCCAATCAACGCTCAGAGCGTTGCCTACGTACTCGCTGGGTCGGTCGATGCCCTTGAACGATTCCCCGTCCATGACCTCGCTGACCAGTCGAGTCCCAATTCTCTCGCCGCGCGCATCGGCTATATGGTTTCTGCCCTGCGGGATGCGATGCACGCGGTTCAGACGCACGCCTCGGCGGTTCGGGAAACTTGGGGCATGCCAGACGAGGGCAGAACCACGGCGCTGCAACAGCTGATGGATTTCAACGTGACGGTGACTGCCGCCATCGCGAAGGGTGTCGAGCCGGTGTTTACGGGGCCGAGCGCGGAACATCAGGCCACCGCCCAGACCAAAACCTCGTCACCCGACCGGTAGTCGGGTTTGACGGGGTCGGTTTCCTGGATCTCGAACAGGTCAGGCGTCGGCCCAGCCGCCGCCTTGCGGCGCGTCTCGCGCGCTGTCGCGGCATGGTGCGCGGCGTCATAGGTCAGGTGGCAGCGCTGGCACCAGGCCTTGAGGTTGGGCCGGTCGCCGGGCGCGCCGACGTTCTCCGGAACGTGGTCCAGATGGGCGACGGTCAGCACCACCCGCGAGAACGTGACGGGGTGTTCCTCGCCGTTCCAGGCTCGGCAGTCCGGATAGGCCGGCGAGCCCTCGCAGCGGCCGCCCGCGCGGGCGCGGACCTCCAGGCTGATCGCCTTCCAATCGGCCGGATAGCGGGCGCGGTTTTCGGGGCGGATCGGCATGTCAGGTGGTCCCGAACAGGTCAGGCGTGGGCGCCTCGCCCGGCTGCTGGGCGATCCAGGCTTGAGCCTCGCGCGCTGCAGCGACGTACTCTGCGCTGGGGCGACCGGTGATTTCCTGGCCTGGTTGATAGCAGCGCCAGATTCGGCGTTGGATCGCGGGCGGCAGGCGGAACCAATGCGGCTTGCAGCCCCACATGGCCGGTGGAACCTGGCGGGTGCAGCCGGGCCAATGGCAGTGGTGGTCTCGGCTCTGCCCCTGGCTGCGCACGTAGTCGGCCTTGGTCATCCGAACACCTCGCGGCAGGCGCGGATGATCAGCGCCCACAGAGCGAGCGCGACCACGACCACCAGCAGTCGGGCGGTTCCCTTGGTCACGCCGCGTCCTCCTGGGGAGGGCTGTAGCCGTCCTCGTCGACGCGGGCGGGGATCACGGGCGGCGGCGCCGTCGGCCAGCCCCGCGCCCAGCAGAACGCGGCATACGCGGCCACGTCGAGCGGATCGCCCTTGGCCACGTGCGCCGACAGCTCGCGGCGGCACTCGTGTTCCCATTCCCGCGTCTTCCACTCCAGGTTCCAGCCGTACTTGATCTCGGAAGCTCGCAGCTTGCCGGCCAGGGCACGGGCGAAGCTGGCGACCAGTTCCAGGGTGTCGCGATGCAGGCCCGCCTGGGGGATGTTCATGTGGTGGGCGTACAGCCGCTCTGGCTGGGCGATGGCCAGCACCAAGGGCCAGGCGTGGTCGAAGCCGAACGGCGGCTGGGGCAGGCCGTAGCGGTCCATGTCTTGGTGCTGAGCGCAGGCTTCGAGCCACGACGCGATGGCCGTCAAGGCGTCCGCTTCCGGCATGGTGGACAGGTCGGCGACGGCCATGGTCAGGCCGCCTTGCCGATGACCGGCACGTCGGGGTTGGCGACGTCCAGCGCGCGGCGCAGGGCGTGGACGCCCCGGCCTTCGAGGAAGGCCCAGCCGAGGAAGCGCGATTGCTCGCCGTCGTCGATGGCGAACAGCGACACGCCCTGGCGGGGTTCGGCCTCGCCGAAGACGTGGATTTCGGCGTCGAAGGCCTGCAGGCCGCCGCCCTTGCGGTCGCGGTGGATGGTGGCCACGAGGTCGGCGAGGCTGGCCAGCAGCACCGGCTTGTCGTTCGGGTCGGTGGGCTTACGGGCGAGGGCGAAGCGGGCGATGATTGGCATGCGGGGTCTCCGAAAGTTGGCGAGGGCGTGGGCCACGAAATCGCCGTGGCGGGCGCGGTCCTGGGCGCTGGGCGCCCAGGGGTTGGGGGCGGTGCGCGGCATCAGGGCTCGTCGTCCTCCGCCTCGTCGGCGTCGTCTTCGTCCTCGTCTTCGAGGCCTTCGCCGTCGTCCAAGTCGTCGGGCATCGCCTCGACTTGGTCATCGGCGGGCACCGCGAGGTCGGGGCCGGTGAAGAGCGGCGCGCCGAGGGCGTAGTTGAGGGCGATGGCCTGGACGCGACGCAGGGCTTCGAAGCCGGGGCCTGGCGCCCAGGCCATCAGCCGGCCCTCGCCATCGTGCAGCACGAGGTTGTCGCGGTCCTGGGCGACCGTGAACGGACCCTTGAAGCCGAAGGGTTCGAGGATCGTCGACAGCTCGGCGCGGAAGTCGAAGACCAGGCTGTCAGCTAGTGCGACGTTGGCCCGGAATTCGAAGTTCCGGACTGCCGCCAGGAAGGCCTGGCCCTCGGCAGCGGCGGCTTCGCGCTTGGCCTGGCCGTCGGCGGCCTCGCGTTCCCTCAGCTCGCGCCGGGCGGCCGCTTGGGCTTCATCGACCGCATCCTGAGCCGCCTTGGCGTCGGCGAACGCCTGACCTTCCGGCGTCAGCTCGAACGGACCATTGAGCCACGGGGTGAGATAGCGGCCTTCGGTGTCGGCCTGCTCGGCGAGGTCCGCGCCGACTGCGGCGGCGCGCAAGGCCAGCAGCGCCGAGGCGTGGGTCGCTGGCTTCATGAGGTCGGGCAGCAGCGCGGTCAGTTGTGCCCAAGCCTCGTGCGAGCCCAGCTTCACGTGGTGGTGGAAGTCCCAGGCGGTCGGCTTCTTGATCTCCAGCAGGCCGCGCTTGATCAGCTCGCCCGCCAGCGCGTCCTCTTCGGCCGCCGAGCCGCACTCGCGCGACTGCCACCAGCTGATGGGCAGCCCGCCCTCCCCTTGCGAGCCGATCCAGGCGACGACCTCGCCCAACATCAGGGCCTCCGCAGCCGTCAGCTCCAGGGGCTTCGGACGCGCCGCGATGCGCTTCAGCGCCTCGTGCACGGTCAGCTGGCCCTGCTCCATCTGGCGCTTCTCGGTGTCGGTCAGCTTGAGCAAGCGCAGGCGTTGCTGGACAAATTCGCGCGACTTGCGCTTGGCCTTCTCGGCCATCTGGGCGGTGTTCCAGCCCTCGCGCTTCATCAGCTGGGCGAAGGCCTCGGCCTCTTCGAGCGGGGTCAGGTCCTCGCGCTGCAGGTTCTCCAGCAGGGCCGCGACCATGTGCTCGCTGTCGTCCAAGCTCTCGACCTTGACGAGGATCGGGAAGTCGCGGTCGAGGTCGCCGCGCTTGATGGCCAGGCCGACCGCGCGCCAGCGGCGCTCGCCCGCGACCAGCTGGTGGACGGGCAGGCCATCGGCGTTGGGTTCGGCGTCGGGGTCGCGGACCTCAAGATTGGTCTTCAGGCCGCGCTCGACGATGTCGGCCGACAGCTCATCCAGGCGGACCTCGTCGAAGGCTTTGCGCGGGTTGAAGTCACCGACGCGTATTTGACGGTGGAACAGGTAGGCGTAGCCCTCGGGCGGACGAACGGCGTTCGCATCGACCGCCGCCTGGGTCACGCCGTTGGCGCGGTCGAGGGCTTCGAGCGCCGCCAGCCCGGCCGGGGTCATGGCAACCGGGTTGCGGGTGATCAGCCCGTCCTTCTCCAGCGAGGTCAGGTCGCGCGTCATGTTGCCGGGCAGGCGCGCCGCCTTTCGCGCGAGGTCGCTGTTGTCGGTGAACCCGCCGGCCTGGATGGCGCGCAGCAGGGGTTCGGCGGAGACGGCAAGCGGAGTCAGGGCGTTCATCGACTCGGTATCCTGAATTTGGGGAGGGGTTGCGCCCGGCGGCCCCATGCCAGCCGGGCGCGGCCACCTGGGCCGGGGTAGTGGGTAGGGTTAGGCGCTGAGGCGACCGTAGATGCTGGTCAGCTGGACGGCGGTCGTGATGCGGTCGACGACGGCCTTGAACTCGGCCTGGCGCTCCTGCTCCTTGCGCAGCAGCATGATGCCCAGGGTCAGGCCCTCGCTCTGCGACTTCTTCCACCGCAGGCGTGCTTCGAGGTCGCGAGCTTCCTCGCCGAAATAGATCGGGATGTTGATGGTGAAGAGCGTGGGCAGGGTCAGCTTTTCGCCATTCACCGCGCCAAAGGCTTCAGTCGAGGCCTTGATGTCGAAATCGACGTTCTCGCTGTTGGTGCGAACCTTGGCGCGGAAGTCGACCGTCTCGATGGCGTGGATGCCGTTGACCAGCTCCAGCAGATTGGCGGGGTCGGGGCGGACGAAGTGGCCCCGGTTCTCTTCGATGAACCGGGCGAAATCGAGCTGCGACTGCAGCGCGCCGTCGATCTCGTCCCACAGCTGCCATTCCAGCGAGCGCGGCAGTTTCAGCACCGCCTTGTGGGCGACGTGATCGGCGTCCGTCTGGCCGTGATAGTCGATGGCGGCGACGATGGTGTCGCTGTCGATGTCGGCGAACAGAACCGTGTTGCTGGTCTTGAAGCGGCCGACGTAGTCGATCAGCGATTCAGCGGTCTGCAGGACAACCGATTGCCGGATGACGTCGGGCTTGACCGTCTTGATCGTGTTCGGCGGCGTCACGTCCTTGAGTTGGACGTCGATCGGGGCGGCGATGAAGGTCGCGCCCGACGGGGTGGTGATGACCGCCGGGACCTGCGCGCAGGCAAGGGCGAGTTTGGCGATCTGGCCGGCTTCGGTGTCTTGGTTGATGTTCATGGTCAGGGCTCTCTTGGGGGTGAAGGGGGGGGGGATGTCGCGGGCAGCTAGCCAGCGACTTCACGCGGCGGCGTGTAGGGGCGGCTCTCGGAGGCGCTGACGTCGGTGAACTGCATTTCCCGCTGGTCGGGGTCGGCGCGCAGCAGGTCGTAGTTGTCGGACATCCAGAAGACGCCCTTGGGCAGCTTGGGGCGGGGCGTCTTGGTGGTGACGTCGAATTCCAGGGTGGTCTGGCGACCGCCCGTGGAGTCGGGGATCACCTTGACCTTCAGAGTCAGCTCGCCCGGCTTGCGGGCCGCGATGGCGGCGGCGTTCACCTCGGCCAAGGCTTCGGTGATGGCGTCGACGATCTTGCCGTTATTGGTCAGGCGAAGAACGTCGGTGAAGGGTACGGACATCGACGGGTGGTCCTTTCAGTGGGTGAAGACGCGAAGGGCGAGGGTCAGGGTCACAGCCCAGGCCCCCAGGAGGATCACGGCGGACTGGCCGCGTTCGGTGAGCAGGCGGCCGTAGCGGCGCGGGCGGCGGCTCACAGCCCGCGCTCGCGCAGGGTGGCCAGGGCCTTGCGGGCCTCGTCGAGGGTCAGACCTTCGAGGAGCGCCAACAGGTGCAGAGGGCCATCGCCCGCCGCCTTGGGCGTCAGGCGGATTTCGATGTCGTCGGGGTTGGCGCCCTGGACGGCCTGCAGGGTCGAGGCGTTGCGGCCGATGCGCGGCAGGAAGGCGTCAAGCGCGTCGAGCGGGCGGGTGTTGCAGCGCAGGACGCTGCCCAGCTGGGCGGCGTAGGGCGGCACCAGCACCAGGAACACGTCGCGCCTGCGGGCCAGGTCGTCGGCCGTGGCGTGCGGCGGCGCGAGCGGCTTGCGGTCGCGCGCCGACGGGTGGGCGAAGAGGGAGGCTTGGCGGGCCATCAGCGGGCCAACTCGGCTTCGATGGCGAGGGCGGCGTTGACCAGGACGCCGGTCGGCAGGTCGATGACGGCCTGAAGACCGACCGCGATGTAAGTCTGGCCGGCGGCCCGATATCGGTCGCGCGTGGCGACGAGGGCGTCGGTCAAGCGTCCGGCCTTGATCGCGTCTTCCCGCGACCACTCTTGGCGGACGGGACCAATCGGATATTGCCGGGCGCTCACAGGCCGAAGACCCGTTGAGCGACTGTCACCACGGCGAGGCCGACCACCACCAACACCCAACCGGCGTCGAGATGGGGGACGCGAACGCCGTTCGCCTTGGGGGGATGCTTAGGGTGGGGGCGCATGGCTGGCTCCGTCGTGGTGACGAAGCGAACCTAAGTCGGAGATTTCCGACCGTCAAGACAGGTTGCGGAATTTTCCGACTAAATTTTCCGACTATCGATTCGGTAGCTCGCAGAGCTTCAGGGAGTCAGGATGCCCTGAGCGGCCTCGGTCGCAGCCCGCATGCATAGGACCGGGGTCTGATCGCCGTCGACAGACTTGCACCAGGTGCTGAGCGCTTCGATGCCGTGACGATCACCGAATTGAACATAGGCGCTGTCGAGAAGCATCGGCGCTGGAATTGACCGCTCAGGCGGTCTCGACCAGCTGAGCGTGATCGAGGTCGCGGCGGCCCCCTTCACCTTGCCGTAGATCGCCGTGGGCTTTCGGCCCGTCCGTGCAAGCAGCTGCGCCCGTGCCCCCATCGCCTTCACCAGGCGATCAGACGGGGCGCTCACATGGGTGAAGGGTGCTGGCCCGCATCCTGCCAAGGCGACCAAGAGGGTGAGCGCAATGACAGGACGTTTCATGTCAGTTTCCCGGAGGGGTGTACGTGATGGTTGGTCGGTCGCGCCGTCCATAGTCTGCGACTACGACGCCGATGATTGTCAGGCCGTCTTGGTCCGCCTCGTCCTGGGCCTTGAGGTAGAACGGGGTTTGAAAGTCGGGGTGATCGCTGCGCGGCCAGAGGGCGATGCGGCCGTCGGACTCCTGCACGAATTCCTTGAGCGTGACCTCCGTCATGCTGCCGCGACGGCGCTCGACAACGACGTGGTCGCCGCTGCGCAGGCCAGCTTGTGAGGGGTGGGCAACCACGACGAAGCGGCCGTGGGTGTAAACCTGATTCATAGACGGGCCGCTGACCTTGTAGGCCTTCAGCTCGGCTTGCTCGTAGCCCTGAACGTCGAGCGCCAGATAGTCGTCAATGTCATGCGCGTCTCTCGCCACCGTTTCCCGCCAAACCCCCGCTTCGACGTCACCCACAACGGGGATGCGCCGCGCGACATCTCGCATCGTGGGTACGACAGCGGCGGACATAGGGGGTTGGGCTGGCGATGAGCCGAGGCGAACGACGTTCGCCTCTCTCAGCGCGGCGAGCGAGGCGGCGGCGGCGTTCGGAGCGCTCTCGCGGGCGCCGCGCTTGAAGTGATCTGCGCTAGCGAATCCGAGCTGCTGGGCCAATTCACCCAGGAAGTCAGCGTCCAGCTTCTTTTTCCGGCCGTTCAGAAAGTCGGTGAGAAAGTCGCGGCCTTTGCCTAGGCGGGTCGCTACCGGAACGGGGTCCAGGCCGGCCCGCGCCAATTCGACGCGGATGCGATCACGCAACTCATCGGTCGCATCGGGTCGGGGCTTGGTGTCGGCCATGTCGGAATTATCCGATTGAACGTCCGACGGCGCGAGACGGAAATTCCCGATTGACCGGGTCGGAAATCTCCGACTATTTTCCGACCCATGGAAGCTGACCTCAAGCATCACTTGTTCGCCTGTGCAGCCGCCTTCGGCGCGGCGAGGAACATGAAGGGCGCGACCGTCTCGCGGCTCGCCGCTGGTGATTGGCGATTCTTCGAACGCATCGAAAGCGGCGCGTCTTTCACCGCCCGGAAGTACGATTCCATCATGGCCTGGTTCTCTGTGAACTGGCCCGCCAATGCGCGGTGGCCCGATGGCGTGCCCCGGCCATCTGCACGCATCCATTGCCTTGAGGCGGCCTGATGCAGGTCGCCCTTCCCGTTCTCGAACCTGACGCCGCCGCCGGCCAGCGCCGGCTCGAGCATCATCGCCGCGCCGACCATGTCGTCGGCCGCGCCGTCGTCTCGCAATCGCATCGTCTGTCTCCCGACCCCGCCAAGGGCGTCGGCAAACTGACCGCCGGCGCCGGAAGCGTCACCCGGAATCCCCAACCCGCAATTCCGGAGGGCCGCCGATGACCCGCGCCAGCATCGGATACAAGCCGCGCCAGCCCGGCTCGCTGGAGGAGGTGCTGTCGACGGCCTTCGCCCAGGCCGGCGGCGTCAAGGCCGTGGCCGACGTGCTGCCGGGTCGCAAGGCCAAGCGCCTGTACGAGGCGGCCGGGCCAGACGCCGAGCCGAGCCACGAGACGCGGCTGTTTTACGACGAGGCGCGCCTGCTGACCCGCGCCATGGGCGGGCGGGTCACGGCCATGGCCGAAGACCTGGCCTTGCTGGCGGGCGGCGTGTTCCTGCCCCCGCTCGGCGCGGCCGACGGCTGCGTGGGCGCCCAGGCGGGCCGGTTCGGCCGTGAGGTCGGCGAGGCCATGGCCAGCGTGTTCGAGGCCCTGGCCGACGGCACGATTACGGCCGCCGAAGCCCGGACCGCCCTGCCCCAGGTGCGCGAGGCCATCGACGCCGCCGCCGAACTGTACCGCCTGCTCGAAGCGATCATCCAGCCGCCGGCAGGTGGCCAATGATCCGCGCCAACGGCATCCCCGCGTTCGAGGCCGGCGGCGTGCCGTTCTCGATGCGCCGCACCGACCAGGACCGCAAGCCGCCGCGCCGGGTGCTGACCGGCCTGCTGCTGGGCGATCCGCGACCGGATCGGCTGGAGCGCGCCGAGGCGATGCGGCAAGCCCATGTGCGCGGTGGCCGCCGTGATTGATCGGGCGAACCCCTACACCCCGAGCCGCGCCTGGGGCGCGAGCGCATCGCGCCTGAACGCCGACTGCCGCAACCGCTGGCGCGGCGTGCTGGCGCGCTTCGCCCAGCTGGTCGACCTGGTGGTGGTGCGCGACGGCGAGCGGTCGCCCGTGCCGCTGGACCTGCGACACGACCTGGCGACCGCCCTCAGCGAGGGTTTTCCGGTTGAGGGCGCGACGGCCCAGGTGGTGGCCCGCGCCGGGCGTGACCTGTTCGCGGCCCTGATCGACGCCAGCATCCCGCGTCGCCGCGTCGCCATCGCCATCGCGCTCAAGGGCGTGGTCGAGGCGCTGGAAGCGCTGATCGACGACCAGCAGGCGCAGGACGCCAGCGCCTGGCGCCGACGACCGGGCGGGGACGCCTGACACCATGCGCGGGGGCGTCCAACATTTCGAAATCAAGACGGCCTGGGACCAGGGGTCCGGCGTCTATCAGCGCGTCCAGATCGCGCGGTGCAGCAAGTGCCCGCACACCTGCGCCATCCACGACGCCGCGCACCGGCCGACGGCCATCAGCGTCATGGCCCAGAAGTTCCGCCGCAAGGGCTGGACCATAGCTCCGCGGCCGGGCGCCGACCTGTGTCCGCGCTGCTCGGCGCCCAAGCCCAAGCCCGTTCTGAGCCCTGCCCAGAAGCGGGCCGCCTTCTGCCGGATCGCCGGGGTTCAGCCCGCCGTCGGCTCGCCCGCCCGTCCCATCGCCACGCCAGCACAAGAGGCCGTCATGCCCGCCACCGCTCCCCGTCCCGCCGCCGCTGTCGTTCCTTTGGCCGCGCCGCCGCGTCAGCCCACCCGCGAGGATCGCCGGCGCATCATGGAAGCCCTCGACGTCGAGTACCTGTTCGACAAGGCCTGCTACGCCAAGAGCGGCAGCGACAAGGCCTTGGCCGAACGCCTGGGCGTGCCACGCGCCTGGGTCAGCGAGGAGCGCGACCGGGCCTATGGGCCGGATGCCTGCGAGGCCGACGGCCAGGACCGGGCGTTGCTGGAGGCCTTGGCCGGTCGCGCCGCGAGGGCCGAAGCGGACGCCATGGCGGCGGCTGAACTGGCCGAGACCTTGGGCCGCGACATCGCGCGCCTGCAGGCCAAGATCGTGGCGCGGGGCGTGGCGTGATGCGTCTGCATTTCGTTCCTGTTGCTGGCGACGTGATCAGCCGCAACGACGGTCAAACCCACTTCATCTCGGCCGGAAAGCTGGTGCAGCTGTACGGCATGCCTAGGGCTGTCCTGCCGCTGGGATGCCACCGCGCCAACCAGTTGCCGCGTTGGGGCGGCGACGAGGCCATGAACCGCGCCTTTGCGTGGCTGTCGCCCTGGAGCGTGCCGCTCACCCCCAGGTTCGACGGCGACTATTCGCTGATCAAGGCCGTCATGCGCTGGGCGCCGTTCGCCCTGACCGCGTTCAGGGAGCGGCTTGTGCGCGCCGAGGCGAAGCTGGCGAACAGCCTGCAGCATTGCGCCGACCTGGGCGCGCGCCTGGACGCCTTTGAGGGTCGCCGCCGGCCATGATCCCGACGAGTACCCCGAGTGCGACCTATGCGCAGCGTGCCCCGCGTGACGTGTACGACGACGACCCCGTCAAGGCGCTGTTCCGCCGACTGGAGTACTACCCGACGCCCCCTTGGGCGGCGCGGGCCATCGGTCATCGCCTGATCGAACTAGATCCCGCCGCGCATACCTGCTGGGAGCCGGCCTGTGGCGAGGGCCACATGGCGCACGGCCTGCGCGACGCCTTCACCAGCGTTTGGGCCAGCGACATTCATCCGCACGGCTATGGCGACGTCGTCGACTTCCTGGGTGGCGGCGCCATGCCTGGGCCGCACGATTGGATCGTCACCAATCCGCCCTTTGACGGCGAGTTCGGCACGGCGGAGGCCTTCGTTCGGGTGGCGTTGGAGCGCGCCCAGCGCGGCGTGGCCATGCTTTGCCGTTCGGCGTTTGAAGAGAGCATCGGCCGCCACGGTCTGTTCCACGGTTTGCGCCCGGCGACCATGAAAGTCGTCTTCGCCGAGCGTGTGCCGATGGTGCTGGGCGAGTACCGCCCGAAGGCCAGCACGGCGATGTCGTATTCGCTGTTCGTCTGGTGCCAACCGCCCCTGGCCGACCAGTTCCCCAACGCCCCCCTGTGGCGGTCCTTTCCGCCGGGTACACGGGCCAGATTCGAGCGTCCCGCCGACGTGACCTGGGCGAGGGCGGCATGAGCAACAAGGCAATGACCTGGGCCTGGGAACAGTCCGACGTGCCCAGCGGCGCGAAGTTCGTGCTGGTGGCGCTGGGCGACCACGCCAGCGACCACGCGGGCGAGGATTGGGCCTGTTATCCGTCCGTCGAGCGGATCATGTCGTTCACCAATCAGAGCCGGTCGACCGTCGAGCGCGGGCTGGCGATCCTGGTCGATATCGGCTGCATCAGCCGGGTTCGTCGCAAGCTGCCGGGCGGTCGCCTGGGCATCTATGACTACGTCCTGCACCGTGATCGAAAGCCGTCCGATCCTGTGGAGAAGTCGCCCGACCACACGTCAAATTGCAGCATGGTCCATGCGTCAAATTGCGGGTCCGCCATGCGTCAAATTGACGGCCAGCCACACGTCAATTTGACGCATGAAGTAACCCCCATAGAACCCTCAGTAGAACCCTCACATTGCGCGGGCGCGAGCGAGGCTGCGCCGGATTGGGCGCAAGAGGTGTGGACGGTTTGGCCGGTTGATGGCCAGCGATCCTCGTCGCCCCGCATGCTCGCCCTGGCCATCGCCGCTGAGATCGCCGCTGGTGCTGACCCCGCCGCTCTGCTGGCCGCCGCGACCGCCTATGGCCAGGACAGGACGGCCTGGGGATCGTCAGGCCGTCCTGTCGCCGCGCATCGGTTCTTCGCCGAGGGTCGCTGGGAGAACTTCACCGCCGTAACGCCGGGTGGCCCCGGCGGGCTGTTCGAACAGGCGCGAACGGCGTTCGCCTGCGCCGAGGTCCGCGTCGCCGTGGTGGCCGCCAGAGGCCCGGCGTGGGCCGCTAGCTGGTTGGACCCCTGCGAGTGGGACGAGGCCAGGCGGGTGATTGATCCCCGATCCAAGACGCGCGGCGACCGCCTGCGCAGCGAGGTCGGCGGCGTGTTGAAAAGTTTGGGTGTGCGAGTGGAAGGGCAAGGCTGATGGGCGCGATGTTGAAGGCGGAAGTGGTGGTGGCGAGCGCCCAGGAAGTGGCGGTCGAGACCGCGCCGGTGCGGCGCTGGCGAGTGGTGCAGGCCAAGTCTCACTGCGAGCGAGAGGCTAAGCGGAACCTGACGCAGCAGGGCTTCGAGGTCTATCTGCCGATGGCCTTGAGCGAGGACCCCGCCACGCCGCGCCGGCCCAAGCGCCGGATCATCCGGGCATTCCTCCCCGGCATCCTGTTCGTGCGGTTCGAGCCTGACCTCGACCAGTGGCGGTCGATCTGCTCCACGGTCGGCGTCCGGGCGGTGATGATGGTGGGCGACAAGCCTGTGTCGGTCCCTGACCGCCAGGTGCAAACGATCGCTGATCGTGAGGAAGCGGGCCTCATCCGCATCGCCAGCCGGGCCTCGGTGAAGACCAGCTGGAAGCAAGGCCAGGCCCTACGCCTGGTCGGCACGTCGTGCGACATCGATGTGGTGTTCGAGGAATTGCTTGACGAGAATCGGGCCGTGATATTCGTAGAGCTTCTGGGCCGCTGGTCCCGACAAGTCGTCACTCCGCTCCTCTTGAAGTGAGCAGGAGTGCGGTAGCCGTTCTAGGCTCCTCCACAATCTGACATCGCTGAGCCCGCCGCGTCCGACGTGGCGGGCTTCGCACATCGGAGCGGTCCATGCCCGACATGCCGCCCAACTATCGGCCGCCGTCCGCGCCGACGCGGCGCGAGACCAACAAGGCGGCTGACCTGCGGCGCGGTTCGGCCCGCCAGCGTGGATACACCACGGCCTGGGACAAGGCGTCCGCCGGCCATATCCGCAACGATCCGTGCTGCCGCTACTGCGACCTCGCGGGCGACACAGTCCCCGCCACGCTGACCGACCACCTCTATCCGCACCAAGGGCAGCAATGGCTGTTCTGGCTCAAGCTCTTCTGGGTCAGCAGCTGCAAGCCCTGCCACGACCAGTGGAAACAGCGTCTCGAACGCCAAGGCCTGATGGCCCTGGATGACCTGGCCCAGCGCCTAGGCCTTCCCACCCTCGCCGCACACCTCGCCGACCTCGTCCGCCAAGGCCGCGACCCTCGACCCGACACCCCCCAGGGGGAGGGGTCGAAAGTCAAACCTTCGGCTTAAGGACCGGCGGGGGAGTACAAAACAAGTGTGCGCGAGTTTCCGGGATCTTTTTTTTGGAGACCGCCATGACGCGAGGGCCGAAGCCCAAGCCTGCCGGTGTGCGGTCTCAGATCGACACCGTTCGCAGCAAGCGCACCAGGAAACCTGCCGCTGCCGTGGCGGTCGAGGTCGTCACCGTCGGCGGTGTTCGCCCGCCGGCCTGGCTGAAGGGCGAGGCGCTGATCGAGTGGAACGCTCGCGCTGGCGCACTGGTCGCCGCCAAGCTGCTGAGCGTCGCGGACATCACCCCGTTCGCGCGCTACTGCCGGAACCTGGCGCTCTGGCTGAAGCTGCGCGACGAGATCGACAAGGCGGGTGTGCGTTACGAGACTGAAACGCCGCACGGCCGTATGCGTCGCCTCGACCCCGGCTTCATGGCTGCCGACCGCCTCGAACGCCAGCTGCTGGCCATCGAAGACCGGTTCGCCATGAACCCGGCCGAGCGCCAGCGGATCATCGCGGCCAGGATCAACAGCGGCACCGGCGACCTGTTCGGCGGGGTCGAGGCCAAGCGCGAAGGCGACCCGGCGAGCAAGGCGACCGAGGCCGCCAAGCCCATCGAGTCGCCCATCGGCATGCTGCAGTAGCGCCATGGCGGCGAAGTGCGCGGCGCCGAAGCGTCCGCTAGCGCTGACCCGCTTCCCGAACGCGACCTGGGATGCGGCCGACAGCGTCTGGCGTGACGGCGAGTACTGGTACGACGAGGCCACCGCCGACAAGGCGGTGCGGTTCTTCCACAATCACGTCTGCCTGACCGAGGGCGAGTGGGCCGGTAAGCCCTTCATCCTGGAGCCCTGGCAGGAACACGACATCGTTCGCCCGACCTTCGGCTGGAAACAGGTGGACGGCCGCCGCCGGTTCCAGCGGGTGTTCATCTGGGTCGCCCGGAAGAACGGCAAGACCGAGTTGGCCGCCGGCCTCGCGCTGCTGATGCTGCTGGGCGACGGCGAGCCTGCCGGTCAGGTCTTCTCCATCGCCTCGGACCAGCCCCAAGCCACGCTGGTGTTCAAGAAGGCCGCCGCGATGGTGGCCTATTCGGAGACCCTGAGTGCCGCCATCGACTGCATGCAGAAGGCTATCTACTGCTCGCAGTTGAACGCCTCCTTCCGCCCGCTGTCGGGTCGCCCGCAAGGCAAACACGGCCTGAGCATGTCGGGTCTGGTGGGTGACGAAATCCACGAATGGCGCGACGGCGACCTCTACACCTTCGTTCACGACAGCGCGGCGGCTCGTCGCCAGCCTCTCGAAGTCCTGATCTCCACGGCCGGCGTCAAAGGCACGCACGGCGAGGAGGTCTGGGAGGAATGCCAGCAAATCCTGTCGGGCGAGATCGACGCGCCCGACACCCTGGTCATCGTCTACGCCGCCGACCCCGACGACGATTGGACCGACCCCGCCACCTGGCTCAAGGCCAATCCGAACCTCGACGTGTCCGTCAAGCGCGACGCCCTGGCCCTGGCCTGTCGCCGGGCGCAGCAGCTGCCGCGCCTTGAGAACGACTTCAAACGCTACAGGCTGAACATGTGGACCGAACAGGCCGTGCGCTGGCTGCCCATCGACAGCCTGGACGACGAGGGCACCAAGTTCGGCTGGGACCACTGCGTCGGCGACACCGATTGGCGCGCCCTCGAAGAGCGCCTGCGCTTCAAACGGTGCTTCGGCGGCCTCGACCTTTCCGCCGTGCAAGACCTTTCGGCCTTGGTCTGGTGGTTCCCGGTGCAGGAAGGCCTCGACCGGCCCGCCCTGCTGGCCCGGTTCTGGAAGCCGGCGGGCCTGATCAAGGAACACACCAAGCGCGACAAGGTCCCGTACGACCGCCTCATCAGCGAGGGCGCGTTGCTCACCACGCCGGGCAACGTGATCGACCACGAGGCCATCCGCGCTCGCGTCCTGGCCGACGCCGAGCTGTTCCGCGTCGCCTTCCGCGACGAGAAGCGCGAGGCCCACCAGGGCGGCATCGCCATCGACCGTTTCGACGCCACCGAAACCCTCGTCAAACTGACGGGCGAGGGCATGCCGGTCGCCAAATTCGGACAGGGCTTCGTGTCCATGAACGCCCCGGCCAAGGCGCTGGAGCGCCTGGTGCTTAGCAACGGCTTCGACCACGGCGGACAACCCTTGCTCCGCCGTCACGCCCAGGCGGCGGCCGTCGAAACCGACGCCGCCGGCAACATCAAGCCGTCCAAGGAGAAATCGACCATGCGTATCGACGGCATCGCCGCGCTTTGCATGGCGCTGGGCATCTCGGCGAGTGACCAGGGCGCCGCCCCGCCGTCGCCGTGGGAAGATCCAGAATTCAGCGTGGCCGCCTGATGTTCGCTCGCTTGTTCAATCGTGGCGAACGCCGTTCGTCTTCCCTGGAAAACCCGGCCGTGCCGCTCAGCTCGGCCGCCGCCGCCGAACTGTTCGGCGCGTGGCGGTCGGCGTCGGGCACCATCGTCACGCACGACAATGCCGACCGTGTCCCGGCGTTCTGGTGCGGCGTCAACTTCATCGCCGCTTCGATGGCAAGCCTGCCGGTGGGCGTGTTCGAAGGGCCGCGTGAAGCGCGGGTGCCTGTCGTCGGGGACCCCGATGATCCTCTGGACCTCGGCAACATGCTGGACCTCGTCATCAACGAGGAGCTGACGACGTCGTTCAGCTGGCGACAGATGATGATGTGTTCGGTCCTGTCGCGGGGGCGGCACTACACCTTCATCGAGCGAAACCGCCGGGGCGAGGTCATCAACCTGTGGCCCCTGCAGTACGACAACATGACGGTCGAGCGCGTCGGCGGCCGCAAACGCTATCGGTACAGCGACGCCGGCCGAACGGTCATCTATGAGCCGGCCGAAATCATCGACATCGTCTGGAAGCTGAAAGACGACGGCATCTGCCACGTCGATCCGGTCGCCAAACTCGCCGACACCCTGGGCCTCGCGCTCGATGGGCAGACCTATTCGTCGCGGTTCTTCGTCAATGGCGGGGTTCCGCCGCTGGCCCTGGAAGGTACGGCGGCGTCGCCGGGCGCAATCAGCCGCGCCCAAGCCGACATGGCGTCCGCCGTGAAGTCGGCCCACAAGAAGGGCGAGCATGTCCTGTACATGCCGACCGGGCACAAGCTGGTGCCCATCGGGTTCGACCCCGAGAAGGCCCAGCTGCTCGGTTCGCGCCAGTACGCCGTCATCGAGATCGCCCGCGTCCTGGGCCTGCCGCCCATCTTCCTGATGGACCTGACCAACGGCACGCTCGCCAACACCGCCCAGGCTGACCTGTTCGTCGGCAAGCACTGCATCGCCCACTGGGCCGACCGGGCCGAAGCGGAGATCAGCGTCAAGATCGGCGGGCGGCGCCCGAAGCGGTTCGTCGAGTTCGATCTGGACGGCGTCTACCGTGGCGATCTGCGGACCCGCATGGAGGCGCTCGCCCGCGCGATCCAGACCGGTCAGTTGAAGCCGAACGAAGCGCGCCGGCTGGAGAACCGCCCGCCCGCCGAGGGTGGCGACCAGCTGTTCATCCAGGGCGCGACCGTGCCGATCACCATGGCCGGCAAGGTCCAGGTGCAGCCCCAACCCCCAACCGAACACGAACCCAAAGGGGAGCCCGATGGCCCTGCCGAAGATTGAGCGCCGCACGGTCGGCGGCGTCATTGAGTTGCGCGCCGAGCCTCAGAGCTCGGCCGAAGGCCGCCTGATCGTCGGCTATGCGTCGGTGTTCGACAGCGTCGCCGACATCGGCTGGTTCCGTGAGGTGGTCCAGCCTGGGGCCTTCGCCAAGGCGATCCTGCGCGACGACGTCCGCGCCCTGATCAACCACGACCGGGGCCTGGTGCTGGGCCGTAACAAGGCCGGCACGCTGCGCATGACTGAGGACGCGCGCGGCCTGCGCTGCGAGATCGACGTCCCCGATACGCAGTACGCCCGCGACCTGATGGTCAGCATGGATCGAGGCGACATCACGCAGATGTCGTTCGGCTTCGAGGCCGTCGTCGAGACTTGGGACGACAGCGGCGAGGCGCCGCTCCGCACCCTGGTCGAGGTCGGCCTGTTCGACGTCTCGGTCGTGACTTACCCGGCGTACGAGGACACCGAGGCCGAGGCCTCGGGCAAGCGCTCGTTCGATCTGTGGCGCGCCGCCAACCCAATCGCCCCGACCGCCCCGTCGGCCGCCGACGCCGCTCGCCTGCGCATGAAACGCGCCCAGGCCGAGCGCCTTCCTTCGCGCCTGTAGGCATCCCCGCAGAGCGATCCCTGGCCGCCGTCGTGGCGGCCCTCATGTGCAGCTGGAGAACATCATGCACGAACTGAAAGAACTGCGGGAAAAGCAGGCCCGCCTGGTGGCTCAAGCCCGTTCGCTGCTGGCCGACATCAAGTCGGACACCCCGGCCGAGCGCGCCGCCGAACTGGAGACCCAGCACGACGCGGCCATGAAGGAATACGACGCCCTGGAAGCTCGGGCCGTGCGTCTCGAAAAGTTGGTCGACGCCGAGCGTTCGATGAACGCGGGCGACGACCGCCGCCCGCGCGGCGAGGACCGCAGCACCGACCAGGATCGCGAGGAGCGCCAGCGCGGCGGTGACGGCCAGACCGCTCAGCAGATCGCCGAACAGCGCACTCTGTTTTCCCGCATCATGCAGTTCGGCGCCGCCGATCTGTCGCCGGAGGAACAGCGCGCCGCCACGGCCTTGCGCGCCGCCCTGACCGCTGAAATGCGGGCGCAGGCGGTCGGAACGGGCGGCGCCGGCGGCTATCTGGTGCCGACCGGCTTGATGTCCGAAATCGCCAAGACCATGGCCCTGTGGGGACCGATGCTCGACGAGAGCGTCGTCCGCCTGCTGCGGACCACCACCGGCAACCCGCTGCTGTGGCCGACGGTCAACGATACCGCCAACACCGGCGAGGACCACGCCGAGAACACGGCGGCGGCCGATCAGGACGTCGCGTTCGGCCAAAAGAACCTGGGCGCCTTCGTCTTCGACTCCGGTCTCGCCAAGGTCTCCATCGAGCTGCTGCAGGACTCCGCCTTCGACATCGTGGCCCTGCTCAATGAGCTGTTCGGCGAGCGCCTGGCGCGCCGCGCCAACACCAAACTGACCATCGGCGCGGGCGGCGGCGCGACCCCGCAGGGCATCGTCACGGCCTCGACCCTGGGCAAGACGGCCGCGTCGGCGACCGCCATCGCCTCCGACGAACTGATCGACTTCTTCCACTCGGTCGACCCGGCTTATCGCGCCTCGCCCAAGGCCCGGTGGCAGTTCAACGACGGCACGCTGGCGGCCATCCGCAAGCTGAAGGACGGCCAAGGCAACTACCTGTGGGCCATGGGCGACATCAAGAGCGGCGCGCCCAGTACCTTCCTGGAGAAGCCCTACTCCATCAACCAGGCCATGCCGATCATCGCGACCGGCAACAAGCCCATCATCTTCGGCGACCACGGCAAGTACGTCGTGCGTCAGGCGCGGGACTATACGCTGCTCCGCCTGAACGAACGATTCGCCGAGGCGCTGCAGGTCGGCTTCCTGGCGTACAACCGCCTGGACGGCCTGCTGTCCGACGGCCTGGCCGTCAAGCACTTCAAGATGGCCTAGCGCCTTCGCGGCTCACTCAAACAGAGGCGGGGCGGCCCTGGCTGCCGCCCCGATACGCCTATGAAGATCAAGATGAACATCGGCATGTCGGGACATCGGTTCGCCGTCGGTCCAGGCGACGTCGTCAACGCGCCCGACATCGAGGGCCAGCGCCTGGTCGACGCCGAGTACGCGGCGATTGCGCCGAAGAACGCCAAGGTGACGGCGGTCTGGGGTCATCGCGACACTGATCCGCCCGAGACGACCGAGGCTCCGCCGCCCGCCACGACCTCCACGCCGCCCCCCGAAACCACGGAACAGCCGCCGGGCGAAACGCGATGACCTGGACCCGCCTCGTTCTGCACGCCAAACCGACCGTCCTGGCGCTGAGCGAGGCGGACGCCAAGGCGCATCTTCGCATCGACGGCAGCGATAGCGACGTCGACGTGCGGGCCGCGATCAACGACGCCGCCAGCTACATCGAAGGGCCGAACGGCAAGGGCCTAGCCCTGACCACCCAGACCTGGAAGCTGCATCTGATGGGCTTCGAGGCCGGCCCCATCGTCCTGCCGATCTGGCCCGTTCAGTCGGTCGAGTCCATCGAGCATCAAGACCAGGACGGGGTCATGCAGACCCTGGACCCGGCGGCGTACATGGCCGACGTGGTGACCAGCCCAGCCGCCGTCTATCCCGCCCGAGGCGCCTATTGGCCGTCCGGCGTTCACGGTCCCGGCGCCGTCGTCGTGACGTTCAAGGCCGGCTTCGGCGACGCCGCGTCCGACGTGCCCGGCACGCTGACCCGCGCCATGCGCCTGCTGGTCGGCCATTTCTTCGAGAACCGCGAGGGCCAGGCCATGCCTGACGCCATCGACAACCTGCTCGCCCGCTACGCGGTCGGGACGATATAGGCGAACGCCGTTCGCCTCCCCCATCCGGAGGGCGAACGATGAAGGCTGGCGACCTGGACCGCCGCGTCACCCTGCAGGCGCGCACCCTGACCAAGAACGGGTTCAACGAAGAGGTCGAGTCCTGGCCGGACTTCGCCACCGTCTGGGCCAGCTACAAGCCGGTAAGCGACGCCGAACGGGTCCGCCCCGCCCAGGTCGCGGCGTCGATCACGGCCCGCTTTCAAATTCGCTGGTCGTCGGTGCTTCACGCCCTCGACCCGACCTGGCGGTTGCGGTTCGACGGGCTGTCGTTCGACGTCGTGGCCGTCAAGGAAATCGGCCGACGCGAGGGGCTGGAAATCAGCGCCACCGCCAGAGCGGAGCGCCCGGCATGAAGGTCAGCTTCAAGGTCGAGGCTCAGGGCTTCAAAGACCTCGACGAAGCCCTGGGCGAGCTGCCCAAGGCGACCGGGAAGAACGCCATGCGCCGGGCCGCCCTTGAGGCGTTGAGGCCGATGGCCGAAGCCTACGCCGACCGCCTGGAGGCGGTCGGTGCGGTGCTGAGCGGGACGCTGCGCGACAGCAGCACCGCCTCCACCAAGCTTTCGCGGCGGCAGGCGTCATTGAACCGCAAGGCTGAAGGGCGGTCCTACGTCGAGGCCTATATGGGGCCGGGGCCGCTGGCTCAGGCCATCCAGGATGAATTCGGCAACGAGCACCAGGCGCCCCGACCCACGTTGCGCCAGACCTGGGACGCCGGTTGGCGCGAGCTGCTGGAGCGCGTGCGTGTCGCTCTCGGCGCTCAGATTGAAAACGCCGTCGCCCGCATCGCCCGCAAGGCGGCGCGCGATGCCGCCAAGCTCAAGAGGTAGCCGATGGAAGAGACGGTCATTGCGTGGCTGTTGGCCGCCCCGGCCCTGGCCGCGCTGATCGGGGAGCGGCTGACGCCGGGTGTGCGGACCCAGGGGGCGCCGCTGCCGGCGCTGGTGTTCAACCTCATCAGCGATCTACCCGACTACTCGAACGATGGCCCGACCGGCCTGACCCAGGCTCGCATCCAGCTCGACGCGTATGGCGCGACCTATGCCGAGGCCAAGGCCGTGGCGCGGGCCGCGAATGCGCGGGTCTCGGGCTGGCGCGGAACGGTCGGCGGCTGGGCCATCCAGGGGGTGTTTCAGCAGAACGCCCGCGACACCTTCAACCACGATGCGCCGGAGAAGATTCACGGCGTCTCCACCGACTTCATCGTCTGGGCCAAGGCGGCCTGATCACCCCCTCAATAGGAGAAAGACCATGCCCGATTCCGGGGCCATGATTGGCTATCAGACGCGCTTCGCCGTCGACATCGACAACACCGGCGCCTACTTCGACCTGACCGAGGTTTCCAACGTCACGCCCCCGGCGGTCAGCACCGGCGTCGTGGACGTGACCCACATGCAGAGCCCGAACGGCGACAAGGAATTCATTCCGGCGCTGAACGATCCGGGCGAGGCCAAGGTCACTCAGAACTTCATCCCGGGCTCGGCGGCTGACGCCAAAGTCCTGGCCGTCCGCGCGGCCCGCAAGCGGGTGGGCTGCCAAATCACCTATCCCAACGGCGTGGCCTGGCGCTGGTCGGGCATCCTGACCGGCTACGCGCCGGCCGTGCCGAACGAAGACAAGATGACGGCCGAAACCTCGTGGAAGGTGTCGGGCAGCACCGTCGCCGTCCCGGCCGCCGCGCCCACCAACGCGGTTCTGCCGGCGGTCAGCGGCATCGCCCAGGTTGGCCAGGTTCTCCGCGCTCTGCCCGGCGCCTGGACCAACGCGCCGCTGTTCACCTTCCAATGGAAGAAGGCCGGCGCGAACATCGCGGGCGCGGTCAACGAGACCTATACGCCCGTCGTCGGCGACCTCGCCGCCGCGATCACCGTGGCCGTCACCGGCACGAACACCACCGGCGCGGCGACGGCCACCAGCGCCGCCACCGTCAACGTGATCGCGGCATAGCATGGGCGCGGTCACACGACCGGCCCACGTGAGCACGCCCGGCAACGGCGTGCTCACGTTCAAGGCCGATGGGCGGACGTGGCGCCTGTGCGCTTCGACCAACGCGTTGTGCGAGTTGGAGTCCCTGGTCACCGACCCCGAGCAAATCGCGCTCTTGATGTCGGCGGGCGACGCCAACTTCTCGACCGTGCGGTCGGCCTTCTTGGCCTTCCTGGGCGATCACCACCCCGAGCTGACGGACACCGACGCGGGGCTTTTGCTTGATCATCTTGGCGCCGCCCGCGCCGGCGCCAAGATCGCCCAAGCGCTGATGATCGCCTTTCCGGAGGCCGACCCCGCCCGCCCTCGGAAGGCGGCGCGGGCTCGGGCCGTGGCTGGGATTGGGACGCCCTCTTCGGCCAATGGGTCGAAGCCGGATTCGAGCCCGACAGCTTTTGGCGACAGACTCCGCGCCGCCTGGAAATCGCTTTTCGGGCGGTAGCGCGTATCCGCGACCGCGAGCACGACGGGCGGGCCTGGCTCGCCTGGCACATCGCGGCGCTGCCCTACGTGAAGCCCTTTCCGGCGCTCTCTGCATTGATGTCGAGCGCAGGCGCCAAACCGGCGCCACGCGCCCAAACGGTCGATGAGCAACTAGCCGTCGCCTACGCGTGGACCGCTGCAACGCAGCGCCAAGCCTAACCCTCCGAGGATTGCCACCATGGGAATGAGCGCTGTCATCGGCGCGCTGCGCGTCGTGCTGGGCATGGATACCGCCCAGTACGAAGCGGGGGCGGACAAGGCCAAGGCCACCACCTCGGCGTTGCACGGCGCGCTGGGCGGGCTCGGCGCAAAGTTCGCGGGTATCGCAACGGGCGCAGCGGTGGGTACGGCGGCCGTAACGGCGTTCAGCATGGGCATGAAGGCGGCGGCGGAGGCGGCGCAGTACGCCGACGACATCGCCGCCCAGGCCTACAAGCTCGGCGTCTCGGCGGAGTATTTGCAGAAATTCAGCTATGCCGCTGAAGCGTCGGACGTGCCGGCCGAGGCGGCGAAGGAGGCCTTGCTTGGCCTGTCGGGAGCCATTGGCGCCCTGCAGACGCGGGTGGGTGACGGCAAGATCCGAAAGGCCATGGAAGCTCTCGGCATTAGCCAAGAGCAAATCCAGAGTTTCCGGACGGCGCAGGACGCATTGCCGGTTCTCGCCGACAAAATCAGTGCCCTCGGCACCGTCACGGAACAGCTGCAGTTCGCCAAGAAATTCGGAATCGAGGCGCTGCTCCCGCTGCTGAAACAAGGCGCGCAGGGCATTGAGGGCTTGATGGGCAACGCCGAACGGCTCGGCCTAGTCCTGGATGAGGGTGTGATCAATCGCCTTGCCGACATGAACGAACGCCTGCGGGTCACGGATGAGCAGGCGAAGGCGGCGAGCCGGGGTCTCGGTGGAAGCTTTACCCCCGCCCTCGTTGCAATGAAGGAAGCGGCTATCCAAGGCATCAAATGGCTCGATCAAATGATCGACCGTTTCAACAAGCTTGGAGACCGCTCAGCCGCCACGCTCGAAAAGCAGATCAGCGAGAAGCGGGAGAAGCTCCGCCAGCAGGTGATCCACGGCGCTGGCGATAGCGGCATGGCCGATTACCTCCGGGCGGAAATCGCCGAGCTCGAAGAGGCGATGCGAAACAACAACCGGGCGGCCATGCGGCGCAAGGCTGCAGCGTCAGCTGCGGCGCCCGCGTCGGCCCCGGCGGCGGAGTATGGCGGCGGCTCGGGCTCGAAGTCGCGACCCTCGGCTGAAGACCTCGCGCGCAGTGACGGGCGATACGCTGGCGGCGGACGCAGCATCGGCGTCGGATACGCTGTCAGCGATGTCGACGACCGAACGGTTGTCGATCTGGAGGAAAGTGCCAAGGCGGCCGCCAAGAAGGCCATGGAGCCAATCAAGGCGACATACGAGTCGAGTGTTGGCGACGGCTCTTTGCAGGGCCACCTCGACGCCATGGCGCGGGCCAAGGGGCAGCTCCAGGACGGATATCGCTACGCCATTGAAGGCGGCCTGTACGCGGCTATCCACGGCGGCGGCAAGGGTCTGATGCGGTACCTGGCCGACGAGTTTCAACGCGGCTTCGCCGAGAGCCTGGCCGACGGTCTGTCCAAGGTGTTGGCCGACGTGGCGGGTGGCAGCAAGGGCTCGGGCTGGGCCAGTTTCGCCAAGTCCATCGCCTCCGCGTTCAGCATCGGCCAGAACGCCAACGGCACGACGAACTGGCGCGGCGGCCTGACCTTGGTCGGCGAGCGCGGCGCGGAACTGGTGAACCTGCCGCGAGGTTCACAGGTCATTCCAAACCACGCCCTCGGCGGGATGGGCGGCGGCGGCCAGCTGCTCACCGTCCAGGTCGACAAGTCCAAGTACTTCGACGTCCTCGTCCAGCAGGCGACCCAGCCGATGGTCGAGCAATACGGCGTCGCCGCCGCCGAGGGCGGCGCGGCCCTCGCGGAGAACAACATGGCCACCAAGCGCCGCACCACCCTGGGCTCGGGTCGTCGCTGATGGCCGTGACCCTACCCTCGAGCCCGGCGCCCGCGTCGGCGACCGTCACGCCGCTGGACTTCGGCGCGGTGCTGGAGCCGGGCCTGGGCGGCCCGAGTCAATACATCGGCCGCCTCGGCGATCGTTATGAGGTGGCGGTGCAGATGCCGACCATGGAAGCCGAGGTGGCGCGGGTGTTCATCTCGCGCCTGACCCAGGCCAAGAAGTCGTCACTGGTGATCCCCTTCCCACAACCCGGCGTCGCGGTCGGGGCGGAGGGCGCGCCCCGTGTCAACGGCGCGGGCCAGGCCGGCACGGCGCTGGCCATCGACGGCTTGCCCGCCGACAAGGCCGTCAAGGAAGGGTGGTTCTTCTCGGTCATCGTCGCCGGCCGCCGCTTCATTCACCAGATCGCGGCCGACGACGTGGCGAGCGGCGACGGCGAGGTCACCCTGTCGATTGAGCCGATGCTGCGCGTGTCGCCCAGCGACAACGCCGTGGTCGAACTGGCCGAACCGATGATCGAAGGCTTCGTCCAAGGCGACGGCACGCCCTGGTCCATCGACGTCGCCGCCCACTACGGCCTTTCCTTCACCGTTCGAGAAATCGAGTAGCCCGATGCCTCTTTCGGCTCCCTTCGCCGAGGACCTGCAAAGGCCCTCGCTGGTGATGTTCTGCGCCACCCAGATCGAAGGTCCCGACTGGACCATGCGCAATCTGGACGGCGCGGGCTTCGCCACCTTCGCGGTCGACGGCACGGCCCAGACCTTCGTCGGCCGCGACTCGACTTTCGGCGTCATCGGCGGCGTCACCGAGATCGTCGACGGCATCGCCATCGAAGCGCCGACGGTCTCGCTGAACCTGCTGCCCAAGACCAATGTGGCGATGGCCACCCTGGCGGCGCCCGCCGCCCAGGGCTCGCGCATCCGCATCTGGGTCGGCAGCGTCAACCGGACCACGGGCGCGGTGAACGGCGAGCCTGAGCTTTGGTACGACGGCGTCACCAACGTGCCGACCCAGAGCGTGGGCAAGAATACCCGCATTCTGCCCCTGACGACCAACTCCGCGCTGATGGAGTTCCTGCGGCCCGACGAGGGCGCGCGGATGAACGACGGCTTCCATCAGCTGGCTTGGCCCGGCGAGCGCGGATTCCAGTTCATCACCAACATTCTTGAGACCGACGTTTGGGGGTCCGACGCGCCGAAGTCCAACACGACTTACGTGCAGCCGATCTCCGAGCGCCTGCCGGCGAACCTGCGATGACCGTTCCTCTTCCTGTCCTGCGCGCTCGGGCGACGCAGGCCAGCGTCGACCGCTTCCTGGGTCGGACGCACAAGCTGTCGACGGTCGATTGCGGCCGGATGGTCGGCTTTCACCTGCGCAAGTGCGGGCGCAAGGTCGAGATGCCCAAGCCGGGCGACTACTCGACCTATGCCGGCGCGCTGAAATGGCTGAAGAAGCGCGGGCACGACACGCTGGAATCCTACTTCGACGCTCTTGGCCTGGTGCGCATCGCGCCCGCCCAGGCCCTGATGGGCGACATCCTGACCCTGGAGAGCGCCGACGCTCTATCGGCCCCGGTCATCTACCTGGGCGACGGCCGATACATGGGTTTCCACGAAGACCACGCCGAGGCGGTGCTTATGAAGCCGACCGCCTTCGCCGCCGCCTGGAGGGCCGTCTAGTGTCCAAGGCCGCCAAGATCGTCGCTGCCGTCGTCGTCACGGTGGCGGCCGTGGTCACGCTGAATCCGCAGCTGATCGCCAGCGCGATCTCGATGGATGCGGCGCTGGTCATTGACGCCGTGATGCCCAAGCCGAAGCTGACCTCGGCGGGCACGGAAAGCCAGTGGAAGGCCGATCCGCGCGCGGGCATCCCGTACCTCGTCGGCCGCTGCGCCGTCGCGGGCGACAAGGTGTTCGAGCGCTCGGCGCCCGCCCAAACCGGCAAGTACAAGAACCCGATCACCGTCTACACCGGCGCCGGTCCCATCGACGCCTGGGAAGGCTTCTACGCCAACGACGTGTTCGTGCCGTTCACGGCGGACGGCGGCGAGGGTGCGAGCGGCTACTACCTCAACCGCATGTGGCTCCGCTATCAGCTCGGCGGCGTCCACGAGAACTATCTGCACTGGACCGCCACCGGCTCGAAGGACACGCCCGCCAACCATGGCGGGATGCCCACCGAGTGGACGCCCGCCCACCGGATGTCGGGCTATGCCGCTTCGCTCTGGGGCCTGGAATACGACACCGCCAAGTACTCCGGAGGCGTGCCGACGCCCAAGGTCGTGGGCCGCTGGGTCAAGGTCTATGACCCCCGCAAGGACAGCACCTATCCCGGCGGCGTCGGCCCGCATCGCTATGCTGATCCGTCCAACAAGGCCGCCTACCTGGCCGCCGCGGCCACTTGGGAATGGTCCGCCAACCCCTATCTGCATGGCCTGATGTGGTGCCTGGGGCGCTGGACCGGCGATCCGTCCTACCCCGACCTTCCCCTAGTGAAGACCCACGGCCTGGGCGCGCCTATCGGCAAGGTCGACGTGCCCAGCTTCGTCGAGTGCGCGAACGTCGCGCACGCCAACGACTGGACGCTGGGCGGCAAGGTCTACTCGACCGACGACAAGTGGGAGGTGTTGAAGCTCTTCCTGGAAGCCGGCGGCGGCGAACCGATCCTGCTGGGCGACAAGATCGCCTGCATGGTCAATGCGCCCAAGGTCAGCCTGGCCACCTTGACCAAGGCCGACGCCATCGGCGACGTCAGCGTGGCCGGCACGGTGGCCATCGAAGATCGCATCAACACGGTCTGGCCCAGCTACACCGAAGAGACTCTGAATTGGTCGGTCGTGCCCTTCGACCAGCCGGTGCAGGTCGAGGCCTATCTCGGCCCGGACAAGGGTCCTCGGTCGCTGGAAATGGCCCTGCCGATGGTGCAGAGCCCGGTGCAGATGGCGCAGCTGGCGCGGTACCGGATCGAAGACAGCCGCGAGCTGACGCCCATCGTGATCCCGGCCAAGCCCTGGACCATGTGGCTGCGCCCCGGCGATTGCTTCACCGCCAACGAACCCGAGTGGGGGCTGAACGGGCAAAAGCTGCTGATCCTGCAGCGCAAGCGCGACCCCGCGACCATGCGGATGACGTTCATCTGCCGCACCGAGACCGACGGCAAACACGCCTTCGCCCTGGGCCAGACGGCGACCCCGCCCGACACCCCGTCCCTGACCGGCCTGGACCGGACCATCGTCCTGGCCCCGGCGGGCGACGCCTGGACCATCGTCGCGGGCGAGGTGGCCGGTGAAAGCGGTTCGCTTCCCGGCATCGTCATCTCGGGCCAGGTCGACCTGTACGACGCGGTCAGCGTCATCGTCGATTACCGTCAGGTGCTGCCGACCCTTCCCGTGACCTATGGCGAATGGAAGTCGGCGAGCTTCCCGGCCTCGTCTCGGACGCTGGTCGTGCAAGGCCTGGCGCCCGGCGGGCGCTATCAGGTCCACCTACGCTACATCACCGCCAGCGGTGTCGAGAACCCCGCCCTCTACACCGACCTTGGCGAAATCGTGGTCGGCGGCGTCGACGCCGGTACGGTGGCCGGTCGCCCCGCCGCCGACGTCGTCGCGGCTATCGACCTGAACGCCGAACAGATCGCCGCCGAAATCCTGAGGGGCGCTCTGTGGCGGGCCTATAGCGACGCCCTGCTGTACCTGGCGGGCGTGCCGGTCGGAACGGTGCTGCTGGAAGAGCGCGAACAGCGCGTCTCGGCCAACGAAGCCTTCGCGGCCCTGATGGACCTGTTGGGCGCGAAGAACGGCGCCGGCACGGCGTTCATCCTCAACGCCGAGAGCGTGCAGGTCACGCCGACCCAAAGCCTGGCGACGTTCCTGACGTTCATCAACTCGACCCTCGGCGACGGGTCGGTGTCGATAACCGAGCTTCGCGAGGCCCTGAACGGCCAAGAGGCGCGGGTTGCCCTGTCGATCAACGCCAACGGCCACCTGACCGGCTATGAGATCACCAGCACCGGCGGCTTCGGCGACTTCACCATCGTCAGCGACAAGCTGCAGGTGGTTGACCCGGCAGACACGGTCGGCGCCACGGCGGTGACGGTGCTGTCCTATGAGGCCGGCCGCTGGGTGCTTTCAGACGAGGTCTATGTCCGCAAACTGGTGGTGGGAAGCCTCTACGCCGAGCACTTCACCCTTGGCGCGGTCGAGACCCCAGCCCTTCAGGACAACTCGGTCAGCAATCGGATCCGAGGCGCGAAATCCACCGTCACCGCCGGCACGGGTTTCGACGTCACCGAGTTCACCTACACCTTCGACCTGCCCTATGACGCCGATGTCGAGGTGTTCGGAAACGCCAACTTCCTGGACGGCGGCGGCAACGGCCCGTCGTACCACGCGTCGGCCATCAAGCTGCTGATCGACGGCGTAGAGGTGGCGGTCAACAGCCAGCCGGGGGCTAACGCCATGACCCAGCTGACCACCTTCGGCGGCGCCGCCGTGTCGGGCGGGACCGGCGTGACCTGCACCGTTTCCATGACGGTCATGACCAAGCCCGACGACGATTATGACCGCCAGAACTTCCTGGTGAGGTGGTTCTTCAAATGATCGTCGTGTTCTTCACCCCGCGTGACGACGATCCGCTGAGCGGGCCGATCACTGAATGCGTCGAGGCTCCCGAGGCGGTCATCGGGAGCCTGCGCCGGCCCTATCGCGTGGTCGCCGACAGGCGCGATGATTGGGATTTCACTCATGAGGTCGTCGGCGGCGAGGTCGTCGCGCGCGATCCGGCCGTGCTGAACAGCATCGCCGAGGCGAACGCCGTTCGTCGCCTGCGGGCTCGGCGCGACAGCCTGTTGCGGGACCTGCTCGATCCCGTGGTTTCGAATCCGCTGCGCTGGTCGGCTCTGTCGTCCGACCAGCAGGCGACCGTCGGCGTGTACCGCCTAGCCCTGCTCGATTGGCCCGCAACGGAAGTTGACCCGCTGAACCCGACCGAGCCGCCCGTTCCGGAGTTTCTGTGATGCCCCCGCTGGACCTCTCCGGATCGCTCTCGGACCTGATCGCCCTTGGCGCGGACCTGGTCGACGACATCAGCGGCGCGGTGACGGGCTACTACGCCTGGTCGGTCGGCACGGCGAACGGCGGCCCGAACGGCGACGGTCTCTATCCGTTGCCCGTCGCCGGTGGCGGCACGGTGCTGGTCCCGTGTCCCGCCGCCCTGGCGGCCACCGCCGCACGGGGTTCGCTGGGCTACGTCACGCCCTTGGCGCATGCCGCTGTCGGCGACGGCATGGCGGATGATCGCGCGGCGCTGGCGGCAGCCGATGCGGCGGCGGTGGCGGCTGGCGCAACCCTGCTGATCACCAAGCCGCACAAGGTCGGGTCCGACCTGACCCTCGCCTCGCCGCTGAAAATCCTGCCCGGCGGCAAGCTGCTGCGCGCGAACCCCGTTCGCCTGACCATCAGCGGTCAGATCGACGCGGGTCACTATCCAATCTTCGGCGGCTGGGCGGCGGACGGCGCGCCGCGTCTCGCCGTGGCCGACGACAAGGTCGCGTTCACGATCTCCAAGGGCCAGGCCCTGCGGCCCGAATGGTTCGGTGCGCTCGGCGACGGGACCTCGAACGACAAGCCGTCGTGGCAGCGCCTGGCCTATGCGGCTCCGGACGCGGTGAGCATCGTCTGCCGGCGAAAGGCCGTCTATCTGTTCGACAGCGGCGGCATGGCCGACCGCCTCGACCGGCCCTCGCACGCGATGTTTACCCTGCGCGGCTGGGTCGACCTCGACCTGAACGGCGCGACCCTGCGCCTGGCCGACAACACGCACTATTGCCTGATGTACTTCGCCGGCACGGACGCCCAGACCACGGTCAACCGGTTCTTCCGCCTGCACGGCGGCGGCATCCTGGACGGCAACCGGGCGGGCAACGAAGCGCAGTACGAGTATCAGCGCACCCACGGCGGCTCGTCGGCCAACAAGGGCTATGGCCGCCTGATCGTCGCCCAGGGTTACGAACAGGTGCTGGTCGAGAACATCCTGATCATCGACACCATCCACACCGGCGTCGACGCGCGCAACTGCGAAACCACGACCTTCCGCGACGTGCGGGCGCGCGGCGGCTACCCGATGCAATGGGTCACGCACACCGACCAGGCGCACTATTTCGCGGCGCGAAACAACTACATGGGGCGTTCGTTCTGGCGGGGCATCGACTGCGAAGGCGGCTCGCACCACATCACCGCCCACACCGACATCAACGACACGGACCCCATCGTCGCCAGCCGAACGGCTTGCTACATCGACGGCTATAACGGGCTGAATTGGGCTGAAGCGGGCATCCACATCGAGGAGTCCGAAGAGGTCAAAATCACCAACGTCGACATGAAACTCGACAACGCCGCCTTCAGCAGCACCAACGTCGGCGACCTGTTCGTCCGCGCCAATTCCCGCCGCGCGGCGGGGGCGAAGCATATCTCGGTCGCCATCTCGAACCTGTCGATGGATAACGGCGTGGTCCAGGTAAACGCCGAAATGGGCGACGTCGAGAACCTGCCGGGGCGGGTGTCGCTGACCAACGTCCACGTCACCAAGTCCCTCAACGGCCTGGCGGTGGAGCCGCAAATCAAGGCTCCGCAGGCCGACATCGCCAACTGCTCGGTGCGCGGCACGGCGACGACGCCGATCACGGTCGAGGGCATCTTCGTCCGGTCGGCCATCCAGACCATCATCGACTATTCGGTCGGCGCCCTGGTCTATCACCGGTTCCAGGGCGAGGTGCGGCACGCGTCCGGTTCGGCCGTCAGCACCGGGGGGCTCTACGCGACGGTGGACGCCGTGATCGACGGCGCTCGCTGGGGGGTTCACCCCTTCTTCTCGGCCGAGGTGCGCGGGACGATCTCCAACACCCAGGAAAACGCCATCGCTTGCAACTACTCGACCGGCAACCTGCGGGTTCTGGGCGTGCGTATCGAGAATTGGGGTCTGGACACGACCAAGACCTACGGCGAACGCTCGGCGATTGGCGGGGCTGACACCAGCGGCGACGGCGCCCAGACGCCGGTCATCGAAATCCGCGACGTGACCTTGGTCCGCACCCATGCCGATTGCCACAACCAGCTGGTCCGCGCCGTCCACACCGGCCAGGTCACGACCAGCACGGGCGTCATCGCCGCGCCGGGCATGCAGGGTCATTCGGCGCTGATCGGCTCGACCGGATATCTGGAGCCGTTTGTTGGCGAAGAGACCGTCACCGTCAGTCAGGATGTCATCACGACCGCAAGCGATGTCGTCGGCCGACGCATCGCCTGGCAGGCCTACAAGGTCATGCGCCTGGCGCTGGCGGCCGCATACACCCTGACCCACATGCGCTCGTCCACGGTCGGCGCGCCCGAGCGGAAGGGTCTTAGCTTTACGATCCTGATCGACAACAACAACGCCAGTTTCGATTTCACCCAGCCCAAGGTCGTTCGGGTGGTCGGATCGTCCACCGAGACCAACTATCCGCTGCGCCACGTCGCCGGCCTGACGACTTGGGCGCCGACCGCTGGAGCGTGGATGCACGTCCGGTGGACCGGCTCGTCCTGGCTCTGCGAGACCGCAGACGCGGCCTAGGCCGCTCCCTCTTTCACCTGGAGACCTAAGATGAAGACCCTGCTCAGGCGGGCGGCCGTTGGGCTGTTCGCCATCCTGGCGCTCGCGTTCGCGGCGCCGGCCATGGCCGCCGTGGACTGCACCACGGCGACCGCGCCGAACACCCAAGGCACGACGGCCAACGCTCAGTTCGAACTGCTGCAGAAGCTGTGCGCCGCCCAGACCGCCCCGAGCTTGGGCGCCAGCGGCGTGACGCCTGTGACGGGCACGATCTCCGCCGTTGGCAGCACGGCGAGCTTTCCGGCGGCGGCGGGGCGAACGTTCAATATGACGCTCTACGCCACCGGCGCGAAGACGCCCGGCGCGAGCCTGGGCGGCAGCGTCGTCTATCTGGAGCGGTCGCTCGATAGCGGCACGACCTGGCTGCCGATCACGGCTTCGGGGTCGACCCTCTACAGCTTCACCACCCTCGCCAACGAGACCCTCTATGAGGGGCAAGCCGGGGTTCTGTTCCGCCTGACGTGCTCGACCTGGGGCGGCACGCCCATGCCCTTCGGGTTCTTCCAATGATGTTCGTGACCCGCATCCGGTCGGCGTTCCTCGCCGCCCTCGGCGTGCTGTTGCTCTGCGCGCAGCCCGCCTTCGCCCAGATCGACGGCCCGGCCGCCAAGGCCGCCTTGAGCGGTGTGACCAACGGCAAGGTCGCCGTCTCGAAATACACCCTCGCGGCTCGCCTGCTGGCGGGCGTCGACAAGGGCTATGACCCGACCGTGACCGTGCCTGTCACCGTCACCGAGACGACCCAGGTCTCGCAGCTGACGGGCCTGGATTACGACCAAGGCAAGTTCCTGAACGATCCGCTCTACGCCAACCCGGTAGGCGGCGGCAAAAGCCCGACCCAAACGAACCGCGTTCGCTACAACAACGGCGGCTATGTCTTCTACACCGACGCGCCGTCGTTCGAGTTCTACGCCAACACCGGCCGTTACGAGATTTACGTCAACGGCCAGCCGGCCAGCGGCAATCCGTACAACACGGTCACGACCGGCGTTCAGAAGAAAGTCGACCTCGGCTCGGCAAAGCAACGTCGCATCGAGATCCGATTCAACAAGGCCACGACGACCATCACGGGCGTGGCGGTTCGCAAGCCCTATTCGATGTGGCCCGCGCCGGTCATCGGCCCGCTGGTCCTGTGGCAGGGCGACAGCATCACCGAAGGCCCGCCCTACGGCGACCTGCTGAACCCCGGCGACGGCTACGCCATGCAGCTGGGCCGCATGAACAACTGGAACGTCGTGGCCATGGGCGTCGGCGGTACGGGCTGGCTGGCCGGCTCCCCCAACGACGCCCTGCCTCGCGTCGAGAACATCGCGGACTACCCCAACGCGGCCTTGGTCGGGTGGGCGTTCGGGATCAACGACGGGGCGGCGGTCCCGGCCGACGTCACCACGGCGGTCAAGGCCACGCTGACCCGTGCGCGGGTTCTCCAGCCGAACGCCTTGTTCGTGGTCACGGGTCCCTGGCGCGGTCCTGGCCAAGCCCCGTCGCAGGCGATCTCCGACGCGATCAAGGCTGGCTTCGACGCGGTCAAGGATGACCGCATGCTGTTCATCGACACCTATGCCGAGAATTGGCAGAACGGCGTTGGGGCCGGCTATGGCGGCCTTGTCCGCTCGGGACCCCTGACCTTCACCAGCGCGCCAACGGCGGCCACCAGCGCCACCCTGACGGCTGCATGGGGCGGCGCGACCGGCTCCTACACCGTCACGTTCCAGACGGCGACGGGCGGGGTCAACAAGACGGCCACCCTGACCAATGGCTCGACCGCTCTGTCCTGGACGGGCGCGGTCACGGCCACGGTCGACGCCTGGGCCGTCAACGCCACGGGCGGCAACTCGGACCTCTACTTCGTCAACGATCTGATCCACCCCGGCGTCGTCGGTCACACCTACATGGCCCGTCGTCTGAGCGACGACATCGTCAAGTGGCTGCGGTCCATCGTGGCGGAACGAGGCGTCGTGGTGGGGGTGAACGACAACTTCGCCCTGCCGGCGTCCCTGGTTGGCGCGAACGACAACACTCCGGCCGCAATCCGGCTGGCGGCCTAGACCCCAGCCAAGCCCGCGAGGTGCATCATGAACTTGTCGCTACGCCTCGCGGGCCTCTGGCTCGCGGCCCTGACCCTGACCGCCTGCGCATCGTCGCCGCCTAGCTCGCGGCCGATGGGGGACGGCCCGCCCGTCATGCCGCCGCTTGGCTGGCTGGCTTACTGCGCGGCGCATGGCGAGGACCCGTCATGCTCGCCTTGACCCGCGAGCGCTGGCGGCAACTCGAGACTGTCCAGGGCGAGGTCAACGCTCGGGTCGGCTACCGCACCGACCTGTCGCTGTACGGCGTCGAGGAACTGTGGACGGTCGCCGACCGCCTGGGCGATTGCGAGGATTTCGCCCTGGCCAAGCGCCGGGCCTTGCTCGCCCTCGGATGGCCCGTCACTGCCCTGCGCCTGGCCGTCTGCACCTTGCCCACGGGCGAGGGTCACGCGGTGCTGACCGTGGACACCGACCGGGGCGTCTACGTCCTGGATAACCGCCGCCCGTTCGTGGAGCCGTGGGCGGCGCTTCCCTACACCTGGAGCAAGCGCCAGGCGGCCGGCGGGCCGGGCTGGGTCGCCCTCGACGCTTAACCGGCCGCAGGCCGTTTCCTGAAAGGACAACGAGAATGGATATCGACCTGCGCGCCATCATGGGCGCGCTGGGTGGGACGGCCTTTTATGGCCTCGTCCAGTTCGGGGCGCGCGTCAAAGGCGGCCACGACGTGACGTGGAAAGAGTGGGCCGACCTGCTCGTCAACATCGCCTGCGCGGCGGCCTGCGGCGTGCTGCTGACCGTTTTCCTGGCCAAGGTGGCCGCGCCCCTGATCCCCATCGCCGCCATGCGCGACGCCCAGATGATGGGGCTGTTCTTCGGCGCCTTCGGCTGGGAAGTGCTGCCGCTGGTCTATGCGGCGCTGCTGAACACCCTGAAGCGGAAGGCGACCAATCTGGAGGGCGGCAAATGACCGGACCTGTTCAGGTGATCATCGCCACGTCGCTGCTCGGCGGCCTGGCGATCTGGCTGCGTGCCGCCATGCTCAAGCCCAGGGCCAGCGCCTGGGTCTCGGCGCCGGGCATCGTATCGGTGGCGCTCTCCGGGCTCGGCATCCTGCTTGTGGTGCTCGCCATCGCCCTCGGCCGCTCGCGGGGCCGCATGGCCTATGAGGAACTGTTCGGCTGGCTGAGCGCCCTAGTCATCGCCAACGCCATCGCCGGCTTGGTGCTGCTGGTGAACCTGTGGCTGCAGCACCGCCGCCCGCCGCCGCTCTAGGCGGCTTTCCCCCTGGGCGACGAACGGCGTTCGCCTGATCATCGAAGACGAGGTCTAATATGTCCTGGAAGTGGGACCAGAGCGCTGGCGTGCTTTCGCGCGGCGACACGGTCGTCTCGCGCGGCTATTCGGGCTTCGCGCGCGGCAAGAACAACCCGATCATGCAGGCGGCTGTCGGCGTCGGCCCGATCCCGGCCGGCCGCTGGCGCATCACCGAGCGGTACGACAGCGCCAACGTCGGTCCCTACGCCCTCAAGCTGGAGCCGGTGGGCCACAACGCCCTTGGGCGGTCGGCCTTCCGCATCCACGGCGACTCCGTCGCCAGCCCGGGCACGGCCTCGCACGGCTGCATCATCCTGCCGCGCACCGTGCGTGTGCTGATCTGGGAGAGCGGCGACCGCGACCTGGAGGTGGTCCCGTGATCGCCGCCGCCGTGGGCGTTATCGCCGAGGGCGGGGCGGTGCTGATTGCGTTCGCCAAGTCCACGCTCGGTCGTCGCGTCCTGATCGCTCTCGCCGTGCTGGCGGCCGTCCTGCTGGCCCGCACGCACTGGATCGAGGTGGGCGTCGACCGCGAGAGGGCGGCCGACGCTGCGCGCCTGAATGAAGCCAAGCCCGCCATCGCCAAGGTCGAGGCCGGCGGCAAGGCGATCACCGCCGCGACCGACAGCCAAGTCGCGGCCCGAACGGCCGAAATCCGAACCGTCACCCGAATCCTGAAAGAGGAGGTCCCTGTCTATGTCACCATTGAAGCTGATCGCCGCTGCGACGTGTCTGCTGGCTTTGTCAGCCTGCACGACCAGGCCGCTGCTGGCGTGCCCCAAGTTCCCCGACCCGCCGGCGTCGTTCTCGACAGCTCTTCCGGCGTTCCGCTCTCTGCCGTCGCCGACACCGTCGTCGACAACTACGGGACCGCCTTCGAATGGCGCGAAGCCGCGCTAGCCTGCCGCGCTTGGGCGCGCGAGCAGGCCGACCTTTGGCACAAGACCATCAGGACGCCGCCAACGTCGCCCTGACCGGCTGCTGGGCATCAGCGCCGCACAACGAAGCCCGCCGTCCCTCACGGGGCGGCGGGTTTTCTGCGTTTTGACGCACGCTTTGTCGGGATTAGGTCGCCGGAAACGGCGAGGCGGGGAGCAGAGGCGCGAGCTTGTCGCAGAGAGCGATTGCGTCGGGCGACTCGACAAAAAGCCGGATGGCGCAAGAATATTCAAACAGGACCACATCCAGTTCACCTGGCGTGGGCGTGAAATCTGGGCTCAGGCCGTATAGCGCTGAAGAGGAAAGGTTAAGGCGAAAGTGGCCCTCCGGGGCAACGCTCAGTTTTGCGATGCCTCGGAGCTTCGACATGCTCTCGTCGAGGTCGGTTTTATCTTTGCCCGAATGAACACCGAACGCTCGATTGGCGACGTAGTTGATGACGTTCGTGCGGGTGATCCATTTCCCCCTGAAACACAGCACCTTCTGGTTCATCCACGCTTCGAGCGGGATCAGTGTAGTATCGCCGAGGGAAGCTTCGTCTTCGGGGTCGTGATCGACCCACCCTCCCGGCGTGAGGCCGCGCACTTCACTGTTCAGGAAGCCTCGTCCGCCACTAACGAAGAAAGGCACGAACGCGCCGCGCTCAGCCGATCGATAGTAGCTTCGGTTGTCGTGCGCGTTCAAAAATGGCTTTGGCGCATGAAAGTTGCACAGGGTCTGAAAATCGCGGCCATCCGGAAAGAGGCGACGCATCACTGCGCTCGATCGCCGAATTTCTCCGTGGGAAATCGGGTCGCGATTGATCATCTCGGCCAGCCAGCGAAAGTCCTCGACGAACGCGAGTTCTGTTTCCGCTGTCGGGCGTGGTGCGGGCGTCTTGGGTCGGGACTCGCTCATGTCATGAACCCTAGCGGCGTGTTGCGCCGTCGCCTAGCTAGCCGCGCGTCGTAGTGAAGCCATGCCGCGACCGGCTGCCCTGTCGCATCAACTCCGCGCCTTCCTCGCCATAGAGGATGACGTTCGCCTCGTGCTTGTGGCGCTCCATGGCGGCGTAATAGTCGTTGGTGCAGCCCCGCACGTCGATCTGCCGATCCCGCCCCCGCGCGCCGCACGCATCGCAGCGCAGGCGGCGGCGCAACGCGACGAAGGTCGTGTTCGCGCCGTAGCGGGCTATGGCGTCTTCCGGGCTGAGGTACACCGGCTCTCGCGGGCACATGTAACAACTGATGACCAACCGCTGAGGCACTTCGAGAAGGTGCGACAGGGTGGGGAGGCGAACGGCGTTCGTCAT